CACCTATGATTTTTCTTGCAGTTTTCTATTTAGAAGTGTGGTTCAACCTGCCGTCGCAGGGAACAAGGGGGGCCACACGCGGCGCTCAGCCGTTCGCGATCATCCGTCCCAACATACCCGCCAAGGAGTCCACCGCACTCGAGGCGAACTTTGACACCTGACCCTCAACCGCCCCGAGCAAGGAGTCCTGCGCCGTCTGAACCACATCCGCAAACGAGACGCTCGGAGTGTTTGTCAACGCTCGACGAGTCTGCTCGTATTCGTGGGGTTCGTACGGTGAGGGCTGACAACTAGCTCGGTACGTGTAGAGGTTGGGGTTCACAGTCGCCTCGAGGTGGTAGATAACCTCGACCTGGAGGGAGTCAGTGGAGGCGGGAAGACCGCTAGCAGCAAGGACCATCGACTCCCAGCCACCCAGACGCCAAGCTCCAAGATCACTCGCGTTGGCAGTGGTGATCGATGCGACATCCACATTATAGGAGTCGAACGAGTCAGTGCCTACTGAGTAATTGTTGATCGGCTTAAATTCATGGGCTTCGGGTTCGAATGGGAACGACCGCATGTGGAGGCCGCGTTGGGTGACCTGGGAATAGGAAGCCGTCCCGTGCTTTGGCAATCGGACAGTTTCGCCGGCAGAAATGTCGACGTCATTGTCAGAGCCAGAGTACGGCGCCCCCATCGCGCGCAGGTACTGGGCCGCCGTGTTGGTCGGAGACTTAGCCCCATAGGTAATGCCGGCCAGACGAGTTCCTCCGTCTGAGTCGATATACTGAGGGATTTGGTTTCCGGTCCACGGGACCATGCCTTTGGCAGCGAGGGGGGCGGCGACGATTTCACCAGACCCGGTCATCAATGGAGCCAGCCCGCGCACGCGTACACCCCACCCCACGATACGGTAGCGCACGAAGTGATTCTGCAACCCAAACAAGTCGAAACCGAATCCGTTGCCCACGGCCACTAGGCCATGGGCTCCAGACCCGATCGCGGCGGGAGGGGATGAACAGTACACCGTGTCGCCAGACACGTAGCTTCCCTTCGGTGACCAAGCGGAGAGCGCGATGCTGGGGAACAGCAACGTGTTAGCGTTGCCGCTCGCATCAGAGCGCAGCACCAACCGCTTAGTCAGGGTGAAGGTTGTGGTGGGGATTTGGCATGCGTCAGGTACTTTTGCGCCCTCGGCCCCGGCCGCGAACGGGGTGCGGATGGCTGTTAGCCACCGCGACCCCACCCGTGCCGGATTTCGAACGCGCCGTCGCACCTGCTTGGCCGGCCCCGCGCCCGCGACGGGCGCCCGAACGGTGACCGTCGTCACCGCTGCGGCCTTGGGGCCGCGTCTCTTCGATTTTGGTTTTCTCGACATGATTGTCTGGCGGCGGGGGTGCGACGCCGGTGCTCCCCGAATTGTCGATTCCGGGGAGGAGGGACTTCTGCCCCTCCATGACCAGCGCGCCCGCCGGCAGCTCCTCGAGCGTCTTCGCCGAAGCGATGACGGTCAGGAGACCATCCAATTGAGACCGATCGACTCCTGTGGTCGCACACCACTGGTCAACGACGCGCTGTCGCAGAGCCAAACGCTCCGCAACGCTGCTGCCGCCCTGGTCCAAAGCCCACAATTCCTCGCGTGTCATGTTGCGCTGGCAAGGCAACGGGCACAGCTCCGCGACTTTCTCGTACCAAGGACCCAACAAAGGGTCAGCACGAGTTGGTCCTGCGAGTGCACCTGCAGCCTTGTTGGCAGCAGCCTGACCGATCGGGATTCCCGTGGCGCACGTGAGGTGGCATTTTTGGGCCTGGCGCCAGAAATCCGGCAAGCGCAGGCCACCATCCGCAAACGCGCCATAGTGGTATTCCCCGAGGAATGAGACTGGATCAGGAGACCGCCTAACGATCATCTTCTGGTCCATGCCGATGTCGCGAAGAGACGCGACCCGCAGCTCCAACAAGCCGGGGATGTCGAGAGCGTATTGAACGCTGTCGTCACCGCAATAGACGCCTAGGGCATCCATCGCTTCAACCGAGGCCAGTCCTGCTCGACGCAACGCGAGGTAATCACCGAAAGCGACCTTCAGGATGTTCTTGATGGTCGTCAAGGAAGTGCCGGAGATCAACTCCCAGGCAGCCTTGTAGCGGTATCCTTCGTTCATCCGAACGGTGAACCCCGCCCTTTCCTCCTTCAGGTAGTGTCTCAACATCGGCCTGTACTCGCGCGCGACCAGTCCCATAAGGATTGGCTCGATCACGCGCTCACGGTGCCAACGGAGTTCTGACCCGTCGCAGTTGGTGATATCCCCCTCGTGTGTTGTCGTAAGCAGTCCCGGTGCGTAGCGCGCAGCGCTGCGCAACCCGTGCCCACGGGCCACGTCGTTGACTCGTCGCTCAACCTCCTCCGGAGTACGCCCACAACCCACCCACGCGAACCGGCACTTCAAGTCGCGCATGATGGCGTGTACGAAACAGCCGAGCGGGGCGTTGTGTTGCGGGTCACAATTGACGATCTGCCGGGGTTTAAACCCGACTTCGCCTTTCATGAAACCCCGCGCAACGCGGTCCGCCGGCTCGGTCTCACACATCGTGTGAACGTGTCGCAAGCCTTCACGCTGCGACGGCCGTTTCCAGAGTTCTTCCAGCTCAGACAGATCGATGGGATTAACGGTCCCGCGCCGTGACCCAACTACCGCCGCCACGAAATCGAAGGCGAAGCCATTACAGTCGACCGGCACCACGTGCCCCGCGAATTTCGCCTGTGTGTCGGCGACGCGGAGTTTGTGGGCAGTTGCTGCATTGGCCTTGACCTTCGCAGGCGCAGGCGTAGGTTTGTCGACAAGCGGGGGCGCGAACGCCACAGCGATCTCGTTGCCTGCGATACCCGAACCATCGTCGTGGGCACTGTCGGCGATGTAGTGATTTACATCCGGTGTGAGGTCTAGGACCTTGATCGACGAAGTGCGTGCGACGTACCCGGCGCCATCCGGCAGCCATCCCGCCTTGCACAACTCGTAGATCGAAGGCGCCCACTTCTGGGCCCCTTCCTTGGTACTAGCGTTCTCAGAACACCGGAGAAACTTCTCCACGTCACCAACGTATTTGTGACCCGCCGCTTTGGACTTGGTAAACACAGAAACGTAGTCGAGCCGGGACAGTTCGTACGATTCGAACGTGCCCGGGGCACCGACGGACAGCAATCCGTCGCCTCGGTCGACGACCGGAATGTTCGCGCAGAATGCCTCGAAGCGTTTCAAAGATCGGTATTGAGTGCCGCACCAGAATGGCCACGCGACCGAGCTCTGTGGGAAGCAAGCTACGACCCGTCGCGTGCCAGAGGGGCAGTCACGGCTCTCAACTAAGAAAGTCACGAGATTGCCCCACCAGTCAACGACAGAAAACGAGTCGCAGGTCCAGTCCCAGAGAGGGTGCGTGTACGTCGCTCCACCAGCCACGCGATTAACGAGCTGGGTACCCGAGTAGCTTGCGCGGCCGGCGGCATCACGGTAGCTCCCCTTACGCAATTCAAAGGAGTTGTCACCATAACGACCGGCAGCCTTGCTAGGCACCTGAGTGTAGAGCAGCATTGGCCTGGCGTAACGAGCCCAGGTCACCATGTCTGTGTAGTAGTCTACATCCACAAAGATGAGCATGTGGTCCTCGCGTACGTCATCAACGCCCAACTCCTCCCCGAGGTCTTTGTCGAAGTACGGCAGGCGACAACCGTCGCAAGCCCTCTCGCCCATTGTGTCGCGAGTCGAGCTGCGTGAAACCACGTATGGTTCCAGCCCGACTGCTACTGCAACGGCGACAAAGGCGCGGTTGATGCCCGTCCTCTCTGACGCGGCCCATGGATGGGAGTGCCCCACCGGTTGGCGGGCGGCCCTGATGATCGCGAGGTCCGACATGACCCTCTTGCGAAGGTCGGCGTCAAAAACACGACGATTGGAGTTGATCGCCCGCACCCGCCCGCCAACCACGAATCTCCCGACGTACTCCGCGCCACGCCCAAGGGCCACGAACAGGTTCGGGCGATGGGGGCGCTGTTTCCAGTCGACAGTGCGTGGGACAGGGAAGTGCTGGTTCCACATGAAAGCATCGTAGAACCTCTTGGCGACCAAGTCCGCTTCGAGCACGAGTCCTGCGACAGAAATATCCTGTCGTTCGGCTTGTTGTGCTGTTTGTAGCTCAGCTATAACTGGTAGCTGACTGCAAGGCGACGCGTCGGGGTTCCACTCCCCGTCAACGTCGCTCACCAAGGAGCGCGCTACTTTCGCTCTCAGAGGTGGGGCCTTCCGCACTCGCGTCGACCCCTCCTCCTTTTTGGTGTCGCCAACCCCATCCGGGGTGGCACCCATGAATGCTCTAGCCAGTACTTTAGAACGACCAAACATGGGAAACTTTTACGTTGTTAAACG